TAACAAAAATACACAAGCAACAACAGCAGTTTGTGAATGGGCAAAACACTGGGAAACTTACTTATTTTTTGCAACAGTCCCAGAAGAAAAATTTGTAGATAAGTCCAATTCTTACTATTGGAGTAAGAAAACATCTGAAAGCATACTTAATTTGTATAGTGAAATGTATGCACCATATTTTTATTATGTTAATATGGTTCTATATAATATATACGGACCAAGAGAACCGGATCATGGAAAATTTAGTTCTGTGATTAAAAAATTTAAAACTAATTATTTAAATGGGCTTCCTATTACAGTGTATGGGAGCGGAAAGAAAAAACGTGATTATACTCATGTTGACGATGTAGTACAAGGTATGTTACAATTGTTAGTAGAAGACTCTTTGCCGAAAGAAGTACACTTAGGTAAAGGCTCTCCTAAGTCAGTATTGACAATAGCAAGGGCTTTTGATACTACAGTTTTGTATGAGTTTAACGCACCTAATGAGCCAGATATTGTAGAATGTACAACACCTTATATAGAATGTCCTAATGATGTTATAAAATACATCAATAGTTGGTTAAAGGAGAATCCGATTGATAACTAGAGTAGTGGTAAACGAATTTATGTCTAATCCAGAGAAGATGACCGATGTTTTCATTATTACCAAAAAATTCAAAACCCCCTCTGAATTTTCGCAACATATAGAAAGGAGGGCTGTACACACTAAGTCCCCATATATGGATATTCTTTTAGAATATTGCAGTAAAAATGATATAGAAATAGAAAGTGTAAATAAACTGTTGAGTTCCAGTCTTAAAGATAAGCTAGAGGCTGAAGCACAAGATTTAAATCTCCTGAAAGTTAAGGCAAACAAACTACCTTTTTAACATGGACCCATTTGAAGTTTACAGACTTTATTTAGCCTTAAGGTTGCACTTTACTACTAAAAACTATGACATAACCAAAACTAGGGGTGCTGTCAGAAGTAAAAAAGAAACCTTTCTAAGAAGAAGAGATGCAATTTCTTTCCGAAAACTTGCCAGAGATTACGACAGATCTGAAATTATCAACATATTGGTTGCTAATTTTGTAAGTGGAGATAAATGGGGCGGCATGTTTGATGCTTCTTCATTAGAAACTTACAAAAAGTGGTTGACAATGAAGCAAAAAATGTTGTATAATTTTAGTACTGATTTAGATAATATTATTCTAAATATGGAATTAAATAATATCAAATCAGCGATACATGAAGATACACATCCTCTAATTTTTAAGATGTATATGAGCCGTGAAATTAATTTAGAAACAGTAGTTATGTTAGATAAATTGAGGCCTTTTGTTGAAGAGTACAATGATGATTTTGTACTTGATGAGATGTGTCTTCTAGTATCGAAATATAGGCCCTTTGTCAGATTTGACAAAGATAACATTAACTTGAAATTTGAAGGAAAATTAAATTTAATTTACGGAAATGAGTAAGTCTAATAAATTTAAACCGCAAGAAAAGCGCATCAAGCGCATTGAAAAACGCCCTGAGAAACAAATTGACAGGGAATTGAAGCGTATAAATAAAATTAACGCATCAAATATAGATGATGTGTTAGAAAAAATATACGACAATTAATACAACGCTATACAACGCAATACAAACCATATATCGCATACAAGGAGAACTATATGTCTTTTAATACTCTATCTGATCTACGCAAAGCCCGTGGCAACTTTGATTCACTCATGAAGGAAGTTGAGAAACTAGATTCACCTCAGCAAAATAACAGGGGTGATGACAGAGAATGGAAGCCTACCGTAGACCAAGCAGGTAATGGCTATGCTGTTATTCGCTTTCTACCCGCCCCTCAAGGTGAAGATATGCCTTGGGCACAGCTTTGGAATCATGGATTTCAAGGACCAACTGGTAAGTGGTACATTGAAAACTCACTTACTACACTAAAGCAAACTGATCCTGTTTCTGAACTAAATTCAGAACTTTGGAACAGTGGTGTTGAAGCAAACAAGGATGTAGCTCGTAAACAGAAACGCCGTCTTTCTTACTATGCTAATATTCTTGTAGTTGAGGATTCTGGCAATCCTTCTAACAACGGTAAAGTTTTTCTTTACAAGTTTGGTAAGAAAATCTTTGATAAGATCAAAGACGCAATGCAACCTGAGTTTCAAGATGAAGATCCAATGAACCCATTTGATTTCTGGGACGGTGCTAACTTCAAACTTAAAATTCGTCAGGTTGAAGGCTATCGTAACTACGATAAATCTGAATTTTCATCTGCAAGTCCTGTTGCTGACAGTGATGAAGCAATTGAAGCGATTTGGAATCAGCAGCATTCACTAGCTGAAATCGTATCTCCTAGTAACTTCAAGTCATATGAAGAACTCAAGAAGAAGTTGGACTTTGTTCTAGGCAATGGTGCCCGTGTAGGTACAGCAGAAAGTATTTCATCTATCACAGGTGATAGCTCTGACGATAATTTTCTAAAAGAAGTTACAGCGGCTGCGGAGTCTCGCACTGAGACTACAACCACAGATGATACAGAAGATACTATGTCATACTTCGCTAAACTTGCAATGGATGACTAGATACTAGTCAGAAAGAGAAAAGGGGCTTAACGCCCCTTTTTTAATATCTTGTGTTATTACTTATTACTGTGTTGAAAAAATCTAAAAGAATTGTCATTGTTTCTAACAGAAGGTGAAGACACAATAATAGGCTGTGGCTGTGGACCACTACCATTATTGTTTGTAGTGTTGTTAAATATATTCGTCACGTTACTCACCATTTGTCTGTAAGCCTCTGTCATGTTATTTACTGCATCTCCAGTACGAGTGACTTGTGGTGTCATACCTTGAGCTTCTGGTGACAATACACCAGATCCAGGAATAGTCAACATATCAGGCTCTGTGCTTTGTCTAGGATTTTCTAAAGTTTCACTCTGTGACTCTACTGCTGAACGCAGGTGAGGATTTTGTTCTAAAAATATTTCTTTTTGTGCCGGTGGCATATTCTTGATTGCTTGTATGAACGCAGGATTATTTCTTTGACTATTTTGCATTTCTTGTGTTGATAATTGTGTCATCGGAGTCGATTGTACTACATCAGGCTGAGAGTAGCCGGCTCTTTCCGTCTGTATTCTTTGAATTTCTTCACGGTCAATTGTACCGTATTCTTCCATGTCTTGTCTTTCACTGTAGCTCAGGGGAGCATCTGTAATAGTTTCTCTCCCCCCGGCGGTTCTTCTTATTCTCTCTGGTCCTCTTTCTCTGTTTGCCCACATATCATCAAAAGTGCTGCCCATAATATCGCCAATAGCATTTCCGATACCTGCTCCTATCATTGCACCCGTTGGCCCCCCTAGCATAAATCCTGCAACGCCTCCTATTACACCTGCTGTAACACCCCCGACATTTTCTAGATTAGCACCGCCGTCAGTTCCCGCAACTATGTCAAATACATCTTTCAATACTGCTAGGGGCCCTAATATTCTAACTGCTTTTAATCCGGCTGTTAATGCAGCACCGGCTGCTGCGCCTAGTGCTGCAATGCCGGCCGGTCCCAATAGACTTCCAGAGCCTACGCCTTCCATTTCTTTTAGTTGGGCAAGTATTTGTTCTAATAGCTCTACTTGTTTATTTTCTAGAGACTCTCTGTCAATGCCTGTTGTAAAAACTCTTCCGCCCTCTGCATTTTTCACTTTAGGTGCCACAGTGGTTTTATTTCTCTTTTGATTGTTCGGAATGAGTGCTGCTCCCAATTTACCAAGAGCATTGGTTGAACCTCTGGTTGCAGAATCGGCCTGTACGCTTTTTATTATATCAGATGTACTAGGGTTTAATCCAAATAATTTTGTTGGTGATAGAGCTTGCAACGCAGACTCTTTTCTCAAATCTACATTAGTAAATTTTTTAAATGCTGCCCCAAACACTGACTGTCTGCCAAGAGGTTTAGCAATTTCTTCTTGTCTTTTATTTAGGTCTAATGTATCAGAAAGTTTTCCAGAAGTATCAGCTTTTTTCAATTTTTCTATTTGTTTTACTACATCTTGCATTGCTGCTATACTAGCATCACCAGTTTTCTTTTGAGCGTCATTCATCATTGTTAATAATTTTATAAATTCTTGCTGAGTTTCTTCTCCACTGCTTTCTATTATAGTCTGAAATTCTTTAGTATTTTCAGCTATAGTTTTTGACATATTACTAGCAGTTTGAGCAATGACAACTTTATTAGTTTTAATAGAAGCTGTTATTGGAGAAATAGCGTCTTTTATAGTATCTGATAAAAATTTAGCAGCTTCTGAGGACATTTTTCCAGTATTCATATCTCTGGCATTGGATCCAGAAAATCCCTCGTCTAGTATATTTTTGCCTTCTACTCTAATCATTATTGGCTACTCTGTTGCTTTTCTGATTTCTTTTTTAAGTGTGTTATTAACATACCAACGTATACTTCTCTTTCCCAAGGCATCATATTTTCCAATTCTGTCAAACTATAATGATGCTCTTGCATTAACAAAAAATTCGTCTTGTAATAATTTTCAAGAGAATCTTGGGAAAGAGTTAGCCGAAAAAATGTTCGTACCCATTAATCATTATTTCATTTTTTGTATCACATTTTACACAAGTATATTCTACTTTATGTACTAACGCTGGTATATTTTTAAAGAACTCTGCTGCTTCATTTAATGCACTAACAGGCAGACTTTCAATAAATTCTATCATTTCTTCTACTGTTTCTTCTTCTGGACGAGTTACTTCTTCGCCATTATAAATGTAATCTATGCTATTAATAAGTATTTCAACATCATTTAACTCATCTTTTGACAATTGAACCTCTGCTGGAGGATACTTTAAAACGATTCCTACACCTTCGTTTATTTCTAATTTCTTTTCAGTAATGGTTGTATCTCCGACTAATTCAAACTCCGTTAAGTCCATTTCGTAGTTTATCAGGTCTTCACACTTACCGCATCTTAAAGAAAATTCTTGTGTTCCCCCAATTGACTTTTCCCTCAATTTCAGGAAAATACTTTGTAGCTGAAACATTGCTAATTTTTCTGCTTCCAATTTTCCGAAAGAACAATTTTCAATAACTTGGCAACATGCCTTATACATATCATTTGAACTTTCTGATGCAGTAGCTAGTGTTAAAATTTTATTTTCTTTCACTAAAAAGGGTCTAAATTTTACCTTTTCTTTAAATGCTGGTATTTCTACATCAAAAGTCGGTACATCAATTACAGGTAGTGCCATTATAATCTCCAATAAAAATCATATCAATTAATTTCATCCAGTTATTCTTGAAAAAATTCTTCCAAATATATTCCTAGTGTCTTGAGCCGCTGCTCCTACATTTTCATACTCTCGTGTCCATTTTTTCGCTGAAACAGAAACAGACATTCTTATAACTCCAGTATTGTTCCAAGAGACTGGAGTTAAATTTATTAGTTTAGGAACTGCATCATGCAATTTCCATTCAGCAAGTATATCGTCATTTACACTTAATGATCTTATTTGCACACTGCCTTTAACTGCATCATAAAAAGAAACTTCTTTGGATGTAGGGTCAGAAGACAGGGATATCCATTTTTCAAATATTTCTCTTCCTTTCCATTCTTCATCTACTATAAAAGTGAAAGTCATGTCGGTAGTTAGAAATTCTACATTCTGTGTTCTATATTCTGTCCATGCACCGATTTTTATTGGTACATTTGTTCCCACTAAACCAGGTATCTGAGCTTCTTCACAATAAACGGAAATTGAGTAAACGTCACTTTCACTAATCCCCTCTAATCCCCCTCCTGGCAGATTGAAAATAACTTCAAATCGTTCTGACCGAGGCGTGTGTTGGCTTCTTACCTGTGATAAAAAGTTTTGTAGTTTTGTTCCTGCTTTAGCCATTTATTATGTCTCTGCTATCTTTGTACACTTTTTGTACCGATGCACCTTGAAAATTCTGTGTTGGTAAGAATATTGATGCTTTCCAGTGTTCAGGATCTACTTTTAGAAATCTACTGTTAACCTGACTATACAAGTACTTCTTTATTGTAGGCTGTATGCCAGGAAACTGACTGAAAGATTTCAATAAACTCCACTTTACTTCTATTTTACTATCTTCTGATAATTCTTTATCAGTATAATTCAACAATTCACCTAATAGCTTTGCTCTCAACATTGGAGGTAAGTAATGTAAATTTAGACCAACAAACCCACCTGTTGTATCTTCAAATGGTAAACAAAGTGGGAACTGATCCCAATATGGTAATTTGTCTTTATGTTTCGGATCGTACATATACATGTACATATTGCCCGGTTCTAATTGGCTTGTAAACTCACCTATGTCTGATCTTGAAGCGTCTCCGAAACTTCTAATATTTCCTGCAACCTTACGCACAGCATCTTGATACCATCTAAAACTACGATCAGCACCGCCTGTGTTGGATTGTAT